AGGCAAAAAAATTAACCAATTAGCTACTGAGTTAGCACCTGCGAGTACCGATTTAACTATTATAGGCGACCCGATTAGTGGAGTAAGTAAGAAGATTACACTTGCACAATTAGGAGCGATATTTAGCGGTGCAGTTTCGTTTTATGATAACTTTGCCGCCTTCCCTGCAACGGGCGATATTAACGTAATTTATTGCGCTAAGGACACGAAGAAACTTTACTTATGGAGTGGTTCGGCTTATGTAGAAGTATTCCCTTCACAAGCTTTATTAGATACTTACCAATTAAGAAGTGAAAAGGGCAACGCTAATGGTTATGCTTCTTTAGATAGTCAAGGTAAAGTTCCTATAAGTCAGTTACCGAGTTCTATTATGGAATACAAAGGAACTTGGAACGCAGCGACTAACACACCTACTTTAGCAAACGGAACGGGCGACACGGGAGATGTTTATATTTGTAATGCAGCAGGAACAGTAAACTTTGGAGCAGGTGCGATAGCTTTTGCGGTTGGCGATTATGTGATTTATAGCGGTACTATCTGGCAGCGTTCAAGTGGTGCGGTAGGTACTGTAACAAGCGTAGCGGTATCAAGAAGCGGAGATGCTTTAGCAATTACGGGAAGTCCTGTAACAACAAGCGGAACTATTAACATAGGCTTTGCAGGTAATAGCACTCAATATATAAACGGAGCAGGTAACTTAGTTACGTTTCCTGGAGTAATTAATGAAGCACAAAACTTAATTACTGAAGTTTACAATAAAACAGGTGCGACTTTAACAAAGGGAACGATTGTGTATATCAATGGCGGTCAAGGTAACTTGCCAACGATTACTAAGGCTCTTGCAACGAGCGATAGTACAAGCGCACAAACTTATGGCATAGTACGAAACGATATTACAAATAATAACAACGGCTATGTAGTGGTTGCAGGTCGCATAAGCGATTTAGACACTCAAGCATATACAGAAGGTACTCAACTTTATTTAAGTCCTACAACGGCAGGTACTTTTACAAGTACAAAACCTTACGCACCTCAGCACTTAGTTTATGTAGGTATTGTAGTAAGAGCGCACCCGACACAAGGGGTTATCGAAGTTAAAATACAGAACGGATATGAGATGGACGAACTACATAACGTAGCTGCTCAAAGTCCAGACAACAACGATATTTTACAATACAAGACCGCAACAAGTTTATGGACTAAGGTAGCAGGTACTACAACAAACATAGCAGAAGGAAGTAACTTATATTACACAGATGCTCGTAGCCGTGCAGCATTAAGTTTTACGGCAGGTAGCGGTGCTTACAACTCTACTACGGGTGTTATTACTATTCCTACGAATACAAACCAATTAACTAACGGAGCTAACTATATTACTTTAGGTTCTTTAAGCGCATCAAGTCCTTTATCATACAATAATGGAACAGGTGCTTTTTCAATTAGCCAAGCTAATACATCAACAAATGGTTTTTTAAGCTCAACTGATTGGAATACTTTTAATGGTAAACAAGCAGCATTAAACGGAACAGGCTTTGTAAAAATTAGCGGAACAACTATCAGCTACGATAATAGCACTTACTATTTAGCTTCTAACCCTAATGCTTATATTGCTTTAACGGCTTTAAGTGCAGGTGCAGGGATAAGCTATAACAACACAACGGGAGTAATTGCTTCTACTATTACACAATATACCGATGCGAATGCCCGTGCAGCTATTAGCTTAACAACATCGGGAACAAGCGGAGCAGCAACATACAATAGCACAACGGGTGTTTTAAACGTACCTCAATACGCACCCGATTTAAGCGGATATGTTCCAACAAGTAGAACTTTAACTATTAACGGAACGGCTTATGATTTAAGTGCAAATAGGTCTTGGAGTGTAGGTACAGTAACGAGTGTAGGCTTATCTTCTGCAACAAGCGGAGTAACTATTGGCTCAACACCTATTACAACAAGTGGAACTATTACTTTAGCTATTGCAACGGCAAGTGGTTCACAACAAGGTTTATTATCAAGCACCGATTGGACTACGTTTAACAACAAACAAAGTGCTTTAACTAACCCAGTAACGGGTACAGGTACTACTAACTACCTACCTAAGTTTACAGGTGCAAGTACAATAGGGAATAGTTTAGTGCAAGATAGTGGGAGTGCAATTACAATAACAGGCTCTAACTATTTGTTTAATTTAAGTGGCGGTGGTACAAGCAGAATAGCAGCATCAATAAATAATACAAGTGGAAATTTAGAATTTGGTTTAGAGGGTAGTGCAGGTAATCAATTGTTTACAGGTATGGCAGCATACCAAGCAGGTATTGGTACAAGTAATAATACAAGTTTAAATTTTGCTACTAATACTGTGGTAAGAATGCAACTCAATACTTCAGGCAATTTAGGATTAGGAGTTACACCGAGTGCGTGGGCAAGTGGCTTTACTGCATTACAAGTTAAAAATGCTTCTTTTTGGAGTACAGGTAATGATGCTTCAATAACCGCTAATGCTTATTACGATGGTTCAAATTATAGATATATTGCAACCGCAGGAGCATCAAGAACCTATCACAATACAGATGGTTCAATAGCTTGGTCACAAGCTCCTTCAGGAACGGCAGGTAACGCTATAACCTTTACCCCAGCTATGACGTTAAACGCTTCGGGTAGATTAATTTTAAATACTACTGATGACAATGCAATAGGTAGATTACAAGTTAGAGGTAATGGTACTTTTACAGGTACAGGTTATGATACTATTAATTCAGCTGAAGTACAATTAATTAATACAACATCTTCAACAGGCAGAACTTTTGTTTTAAATTCACTTAATTCAGGTGGGTTTCAAATTGCAGATAAAACGGCAGGGGGAGCAACAAGATTATTAATTGATAGTACAGGAGCAGCTACATTCTCAAGTAGTGTAACGGCAGCTACTTTAATATTTAAAGATGCAATAAATTCTAACTCTTATGGATTTAGAGGTCTTTCAGGAATAGTAACTCTTGATGCAGGTAGTGTTTATCCTACAGGTTGGAATTTTCAATATGGTGGTGGTGCTTCTTCTGCATTATATATTAACGGAAGCGGTAACGTAGGTATAGGTACTACATCGCCAAGTTCTATTTTACACACATTATCAAGTTCGGCTAATAGCGGAATTATTGCTACTACTTCTGCAACATCATTATTTGTTGAATATAGGGTAAACACATCTACTGCGGTTGGTTATATAGGTAATGGTAATGGAATTCTTACAAGCGGTGGTAATACTAATTTTGGCGTAAGGTCAGAAAATGATTTATTATTTGCAGCAGGTGGAAATGCCGAACGTATGCGCATAACAAGTGGGGGGAATGTAGAAATAAACACAGGCTCAATAAAGACAGGAGAACCAGACACGGGTTGGGGTAGGTCAGCAATTAAAATAGGAGCAAAAGTAAGTGGAGAAGCGTTTAACGTTGATTACTACTTACCTGTAAGCGTAGACGGAACAGTATATTATATTAACTTAAATAGTTCAACACCTTAAAAATGGCATTAGAAACAAAATGGATTGTGGTTCAAATGGATACCGCACCTTCAGAGGACAAATTAACAGACGTAGTTAAAAGAGTACATTATCGTTACGAGGGTACAGACGAACAATACTTTGCAGATATTTACGGAGTATTGTCTTGTGCTACTCCTTCGGAAACTGACTTTACTGCTTACGAAGATTTGACTTACGAGCAAGTATGTCAGTGGTTACAAGCAGGTCTTAACACAGAAGCTATGAATGAAAACTTAGCTATACAGATTGAGAACCTTAAAAACCCACCGATTGTAAATTTACCACTACCATTTGCTAATCCACAATTATCTTTACAAACAAAAACAAACGAAAATGAAGAACAAACAACTGCTCCAATTAGTGAGCAACCTTAATGCCGTAATCGGTAACAGCGAAACAAAGACCCAAAAGAAGCTCGTTAAAATTTATGAACGAGTAAAAAAACATCACGAGGACTATCAAGCCGAAGTTGAGATTTTGCGTTTAGACAATGCGAGTACAGACGATAAGGATTGCTTATTACTTGATGACAAAGGAAATTACAAGTATACAAAAGAAGGTATCAAGAAGCTGACAAAAGATATTGAAGCCTTAAATGATAAAGAATTTGATTTTCAAATAATTAACGTAGTCAATCCAATAGGGTTGCAGGACTTTACTTTTTTACAGGATTGGACTACCGGCATAGAATTTAACAAACAAGAAGAAGAAGAACTATAAATGGAAAATAACCACCAAGCAGACCAATCAACAATGGTATCATTAGTAAGTGCAACAATTAGCATTACAAGTATTCAACCACTATTCACATTGATTGCAAGTTTGGTGGCTATTGTTTCTGGCGGTATGGCTATCCGCTATTACTATAAAATGACTAAGAAACTAAAATGAGATTAATACTTTTAGCCTTATTACTTACTTCGTGCGCTTCTGTAAAGAAAGCATCGGAGCGTCTAGATAGCACAGTAGTCAAAACATTTGATTCTGTGCGTGTAGTCGTTTTAGATAGCGTTACTAAAATAGTAGAAAAGGAAGAGTATTTTACCAAGACCATTACTTACTACGATACTTTGTGGGTTACTAAGGATAGTATGATAACAGTACCTAAGTACACCGAGACCTACACAAGAGGCACAAAAGAGAAACAAACGGATAGTAAGCAGACCAAGACTGATTCAATGGCTCTAAATCGCACAGAAACAACCCAAATTTCGAAGATAACTAAAAATAAGGATAAGTCCTTTGGCGAGTTCTATAAGGCTCTAATAGCCCTTATATTGATAATAACGCTAATCTTATTCTTTTGGAGACGTAAATAATATGGCAAAAGCAGCAAAAAGCGTAAACGTATCGGCTAACCCGTTACCTATTACATTCAAGGAATTTAGTAAAAACCCTGTTGTTGGTATGCTATTTTTATGTATCTGCGGCATCAGTTATTTGTATATAGACAATGCAAAGCGTAACGAAAAGCAAGACGAAAAGATAGGCAGCTTGTATGAAATGGTGCGTAAAAGTGATAGCAGCAACGCAGCAAGTACGGCTCGTTTAGAAATGGCAGTAGACTTAAAGGCTTTAAAAAAGTTTAAGTAAATGCGTTATTTGATATTGGTAGCATTGATAGGTTGCGGAGTTAAACAAGACACGCAATTAGAAACGCTTAAAAATAAAGTAGAACAAAGCCAGATGCAGAGTGTAGAGGTGCAAGGGGTGGCAGCTCAGGATAATAAAAAGGTAATTACTAAGACAGTAAAAACAATAGTTACCTTAAAGGAAACAGTAAAAGAATTAAAAACAGAACTAAATGAAGTTAAGGCTAAATTGGATTCTGCTAATTCTGTCGATACTAATAGCACCAAGTTTCAGCTTCGCCCAATACGTTAAGAAGATAGGCGGTGAGGACAAGATTGTTATTAGCCGGTCAGAAGGCGAGAAGATTAACAACTCTTTTGATAGCCTAACTAATTTAGTAAGCTACCAGAACACCCGTATAGATAGCTTATTAAGAGCTAACATTAAGACAAGGGATAGCCTACGCATTGACTTACTTACCTTAAAAGATACTTTAACACAACGCAATAAAATTGCGATTGATACGTTAAGCGACTATCGAAACAGGTACTATAAAAATATAGCAATTTATGAGCAGTACGAAAAAGCGGTGCAGTTTGAAATAAAACTACACAGGCTTAACTCTGTTTTGTTTGCTATGCTAACTTTATTTTTATACTCACAAATAAATTAAAATGCAATTAAACGACAGAGGCAAAGACCTAATCAAATTATTCGAGGGCTGCAAATTAGTAGCTTACAAGTGCAGCGCAGCAAAAGATACTATCGGCTATGGCAATACCTTTTATGAAGACGGAACACCTGTAAAACCAGGAGATAAGATTACACAACAAAGAGCAAATGAGTTATTTGAAATTATAGCCAAAGAGTTTGCTGATAAGGTTGCTCCATTAGTTAGGAGTACAGTTACACCTAATCAGTTCGCAGCACTTACAAGCTTTGCCTATAACGCAGGTATCGGTAACCTTAGAAG